CTATATGTTAATCCCGGTATTGCCATTATATATTTTTATTATAAATATCTTTTATATTCTTATTACACTCCCACATAGATTATATATGCTAAAGCATAGAATGGTGGTATTATTGCTTTTGATGCGGTTGTTCCTGTAAATGCTCCGGTAGGACTTGTTTGAGTAGCGGTTTGCATTATAGTTGTTTGGGTGTGATTTGTATAGCGTGAGTTTTTACTTGTGGCATACACTCTCCTATTTCCTGAATAATCACTATCTGCATCGTACCCACCTATTGTACGTACTCCGGTTGCTGCGGTACTAGAAGACGAACCAGGTCCTCCGACTGAATCAGTATTGTTTGGGTAATTGGTATTAAGGTTATTATATAACCTATCGTCAGCAAGGAAAAAGTGATGGTGAGGTGCTATATCTGTTTGTAACAGTTTAGCTAAAGTAAGAGTCCCCCCTGGTGTGTAGGATGTACTACCCCCTGTAGAGGTTGCGCCTGTACCCAGTATTGTTGTAGTTGGTATTCCAGTAGAATTACTAGATGCTATTATAAATTTATTTGTTAAATTAGGCACTGCCACTCCATTTGAAGCACTCACTCCATTACATAGTGCCCAACCATCTGGTATATTTGCTATAGTTCCAGACCACATAATAATACCTCCTATAGGTACTGGTGCTGCAGCTATTTGTTTAACTAATCCGGTACTAGTTGCAACTAGTGTCTTTGTACTGACACTTGTTCCTGTTTCTAAACCTCTTATAGTTAATTCTTCTTCTATCGTAAGACCTTCATGCAAAGGAGTGTTTGTTCCTATTCCTACTTTTCCTGAGGCTTGAAATGTTGCTAGTAATTTTCCTGTTGATCCAACTCCTTGTCGTGCAGTAATAATGTTAAATGACTCTTTCTCATTACTATCGGTATTTACTATTACCAGTATATTCCCGCCATTAGCAGTTTCTGGAGAGCTTATCTCTATACCGTCTGCGATGGAATCATTTGTTACTAACGTATGTTGGTTATTTGTAAGTTGATTGTAGAAAGAACCTCCACTAGAAGATAGTGGTTTAATTATAGAGTGCCCTGCTGCTAGAAGACTACTTGAAGATACTCCTATACCCTGGTTTCCTACGACTGATAGATTTAAGAGGGTTGGGTTGTTGTTGTTTATCCCTACATTTATTTTACTCTCATCTCCAATTCTTTTAAATGTTGCGCCTATTTTGTCGTAAGGCCTAACTGATGTGGTTAACTTACCTAGTGATATGTGGAAAACTGCTGGGGTAGTACTATCGGGTACTAGTCCAGAGGTATTGGCAGTGTATCCACCAGCATGTATGTATATATCATCTTTAGCTGCTGCTGTGTATTCAATACGTCCGATTTGTCCTAGTAGTGACTCTTCATTAAGACCGTTGTAGAATTTAACACTTGCATTACCCTGTTCCTGGTCTTCATTATTTATACTCCCTCTCAATGCTATAGTACCGGAACGTTGACCGTCTCCGTGTATATCTAGCCGCTGTAGGGGAGTAGCAGTTCCTATACCTACAGAATTATTATTTTTAGTAAATACAAAAGTTGATTTAGCATCAAAGTTTTGAGCTTCACCTACAGTTGTATTAAACTGTATCTCGGTATTATTTCCTGCAACATTAGAATCGGGTACTTCTGATTGAAATACAGGAAAGGAAACTTCATGGTACCGGGTAGGACCATAGTCTTCTGTTGTATCTAAGTTGTCACTTCCAGTGTAGTGTAGTCTCAGTTTGAGACCATCCGGGGACTTAGAGCTTGAATAGAAAAATTGAGATTGATTTCTATCCATCTCATCATAAGTCAGAGCTGACCCTTTGTTTGTTCTAAGTACTATACTCATTCTTTTATTTATTTTATTGTAATGGTGTTAATCCTGTGCGACTCGGTAGTCTTACGTTTCTTGTTGTTTCCGACGGTAGGGGTATTAGCCCTCTGTCTGCCTGCTCTCATTACTGTTAGCTTTATGTCTCCATAAAGATCGGACTATATCATCAGATTGCTAGTCTGCTGGGCGCTAATTCTGGTTATTAAGGGAAACCATTTTCCCTCCAGTAGTCTCTGAACCTTCTACAAGATGGCTTGTAGCTTGGCTGCTGATTGTCTAATCTCTAACATTGTTACGCTTTGGTAGTTAGAGCTCTAAAGAGTTTCCAGCAATTCACCCAGTTTAAATAGGACTTTTTCTTATTTTACTTACTCATTAATTATTGTATATTTTAGTTATGTTATATTTGTAAGTTAGGGTAGTTACATGCTACGCTACTTGTTAATAAATAGTCTCCTATTATATCCTCAAAAAACTGTTTAGACCTTACCGGTATGTCTCTATACCTGGTAATTACATTTGTAGGGCTAGGATTAATTGCTATAGCCGGTGGATTGTAGTTTCCGAAGTCGTATTCGTAACTCACTACTCCTGTAGGAGTAACAAGTTTACTTACTTTTATATCCACGAAACATTGATTTTTGTTTGTGTCCCCCATACGCTCTGCTTCCAAGTTGAAGTACCCGTTACCAACTGTAGAGGTGTAGTCTCTAGGTATTACTATACTCGCAGGGAATGTACCTTGAGCATCGTAAGGAAATCTTCTTCTATATAGCCTGTAGGACCCGTCGTCGGTAAGTCTTCTTTTACCTTTGTTTCTTGGTTTTTTGAAACTTCTTCCTACACTCTCTCCTGTTTCGTATATTGCATTCATTACTACGAAGTTGTACACGCACTCAACTATTGGGGTATCGTCCTCTTCTTCTTCTGGTATTACATCTACTTTATACCCTCCCGGTAACCTGTTCACACCGAAGTTCATATCAAACTTAGTTAATATTACTGTATCTGTTTCTTGTGATTTAGGAAGAGGTTGCCCCATCTTACCGACTGCAATTAATTCGTTACTGTCGTTATATAGTCCTACTGTTGTAATGTATGGATTAAATGATGAACCTGATATGTTGTCTGCTATTTTACCGTCCACTCCTTCTAGCCCAGTCTTATTTAGAGTATGGTTAAATTCATTGCTTTTTAGGCTACAGTGGTAATTATGGGTAAAAATAGGTAAAGTTGACTTCCACTTAAGAACAGCGTCAAAGTAGTGGTTGTAGTATACTGCTACTACCGGGTCTGTTATGATTAACTGTCCGTGTGGGTATATTGCATTTCCAACATAGTATCTAGGACTGGAGTATTTAAAATATAGTCTTCCTTCCCCATCATCAACTATCTCATTACAGTTCTTCTGTGTAGTGTCGGTATTATCTAGGTACTCCCCTCCTGCAGGGGTTGATTCGTCCACATAAGTCGGCTCTTCTACGAGGTAGTCTTCCGTTGGAAAAGCACAAGTTGCTCCTGTTGAGCTAAATATAAAATCTATGTTCTCAGTATAGAGGTTAACTTCTGTGTCAAATGAATTTACACCTTCTTCTGTACTGTAGTTATTTATTACATAATTATCAAAGCTTCCTGACTCGTCTTCTCCTTTTGAGAAATCCGGTATTATTGAAATAGATAGAGGATCTATATGTATACCGTACATTTCTTTAGGAAATGAAAATATTGCTATTCTATTGTCTAAATGCCTAGATCCGCTTACTTCGTAAGATGATTGTAAAAAGTTGTCATAAGAAGAGGATGACTGGACTATTGAACCGTTAAAGTTACTGTAGTACAGATGCTGATTACTTTCGTATACCAGTCTCTTATTGTATGCAGTACTGCCGGAGTTAGCTATATTACCTCCGTAGGATAGGTCTGAATCTGATGGTATGTATTCACCGGAACCTGATAGGCCTACAATGTTTTGAATTCCTAAGCCTCTGTATTCACTACCGCTTGCTATCCACGATTTGCGGGCAGTATGGGTGGTTATATACGCATCTTGTTGATTTAGTTTCTTGTAAGCACTCATTCATTAATAATCAAGTTTAATTCTAATAAGAGCTTCTTTAGTAAAGTCTTTAAGAAGCGGTCTTGATAGTTTAGCAACACCTAGTAAGTCGTTGTTATCGTTATACATACCAACTGTTGTAATATAAGCTTGAGGAGTATTAATCATTATATTATGTCTTAAATCTCCTGAGCTGGTGATATTTGATGGATTAGTCGTATAGTTAAATTCACTATTTCGTACCCTAACAAATACGTAATTTGATGAAATTGTTTCTTCTGATTGAAGAGAGCTGCTAGCTCCTAACTTTATTGCGTTATAAAAGTGATTAAGGTTAGTACCTGCTTCACTGCCTTCTATATCTTCAGTATGGGTTAGTCCGAAACCACCGTCTTGAAGAGCTTTTCCGTTAAGAACTATTATCCCAACATCTGGTAAAAACTTACCGTAGCTGCCGTTACTTGGAGAGTATCCTGTTCCTGCGGTAGCTGCACCGTCGGTTCCTTCTACAACATCGTATACCCTTCCAGCGTCTACGTATGATACTGTTGTTAAGTCTTTACTGTTATCAGTTAAATTTAAAATTTGAGAACCTTCTTGTAGCTTTAAATTGAAAGAGCCCGGTAGTAGTTTTTCTCTATATCTTGCTCTATCTATACTTATTACGTAGATGTCATTGGATTCCTGTGTACCGAATATAAAACCTGTCTCTTCATCTCCGAATATTAAATTTCTATACTGTCCATATATAGTAGTTGTTGGGGATTTTCCCGGAACTATTTGATTTGCAGCGGTATATGGTGCAGCTCCTAATCCTTCTTTATGACCGTAGGCTATTGCAAATTGTACGTTACTTGGTACATTTAAGTTTGATGGTAGGTTTTCATATACTTCGTAAAAGTAGTTTCCTGTATTAGAAGCCACCTGTCCTGATGCTGTATGGAATGTTGTTAGATATTTTGTATCTGTTGACCATAGCGGTGCTACAACTGATTCTGCACTTATAGAAATATCTTCTGGGTCTAATCTTTTAAATGACATATCTTATTAGTTATTTACTTTTACAATCGTTAATGGTACTGTTACTCTTGCTCCTGAGTCTCTTCCTATAACTGTGATAGTAGTCTGCAAAGAAGTATTTTCTCCGAATAATGTATTAATTGTAGTTCCTGTTATGTTTATTGATGTTCCTATCACTGTTTTAGATACATTAGTACCTAGTGTAGTTGTAGAGTTAAGCCTTTCAGCTTCTGGGGTGTTAACTCCTACTCCGTTATATGTCTGCACTACTCTAGCATCTGCAATTGTAGCAACATATCCTCCTGCTTCAAAAGTTTGGGATGAACCTAAGTAGTTGAGAGTTTGTGGTGTAATAGCTAAAGAAGCTCCTTGTTTTAACCTTATAGCTGTATACCCTATATCTAGGATAGGTAACTTAGCGGTTCCTCTCGGCAACGTTGTTAATTTATATTTCATTATCTGAGTTTCATCAGGAAATGCTTCTAATAACGGTAAGTTTTCTATTGCTTGGCCGTAGTAAGCTGATCCTAATGGATGGTTTGGATTATACAGTGTATAGTCAATCTCATCATCAGAAAGTGCGAATTGTGTTATTTTAAAAGAACCGTCTCCTCTTGCTAGTAGTTCTCTACCTTTTTTTGTCAATATAGCATCGACTGTTACTATTGAATTATCTAAATATCCCATGTTCTATTTGTTGTATATTATATAAATATCCTATTTTAATGTTTTATTGGTTTATAGTTATTACCCACTAGGAGAATCTACATAGTTTATAAATACCGGACAAAAACTCTGTGATGTCAGTACCCCTGTTTTATTTGTTTCTATAATTGAATTGTTACCTTCAACATATATTCTTGAACTCCCTACACTGTTTAACCTAGATTGACCGGTTTTGTCTAACGCATATATATTATACTTTTGAAGCTTGTATATATCTACTCCTATGCCATAGTTAATATAATCAATGCCGTTTGTCACTACCGGACGTCTAGTTCTAAATACATCCCTTTCTACAATAGTATGCGTAGGGGATTCTCTAGAGACAACTCTCATGTATTCTGCACCGTAAAAACCATTTGGGTTAGGGGTTATAAGGTCTCCTTCGATCAGTTCTCCTACTAATTCTTGGTGGTATAGGTTTGTACTTCCGGCTGCTGTTGTATCAGTGTCTTGGTAAATTGTACCACCAACAAGTCCTGCAGTTAATTCTGTTATTGGGGTTGGTAGGGGAAGAGTACCTTCGGGTGAACCAGCTGGAACAGGTATAGGTGGTCCTTCGCTAACTGTGTATACAGGTAGCTGTGTGCCTCCATCATGAAAAAATTCCTGTTGTAATCTATTTTCTGATTGACATATATAATCTGTTGCTGTATCGGAAGAAAACTGTTCTCCTAAAAAACTCCTACCACCTAATGCAGGCTCTATGCCTGCGTTATCTGAAGGGTTTGTTTTTGTGCCTACGTATCTTGCTCTAGTCCATCCTGAATCGTAGTATAAAGAGTCCTGTACAGATGCTTTGTCTGCAGTTTCATTTAATAACGCGTTTATATTAGAAGGAGTAACTGCATCTTCAAATCTGTCAGATTCCATTAGTATTGATGATAGTCTCTGCTCTGTAGCATTACTAAATGTTGGGTTATAGTCACTAAATCCGAAATCTAGATCCGCTAAATATGGTGTAAGTGTTATGTCTGATATCAGTGCTGGATTATCTACTCCAATTACTTCTGCATCAAATATATTAGTAATGTATACTGGTTCTATAGTAAAATAGTAGAATGGGTGTGTTGCAGGGTATGCGGTAGAGCTGGTGATATTTAAGTTGTATTCCACTCCTACGTATGTAAATTGAATATTTTCAACTTGCTCTAATACAGATTCAATGGAGGTGTCCTCTGTACTGCTGTTTATCGAATGGGCATCTACGTGTATGATTACACTTTGTATTATTCCGGTAGAATCAGTTTCATTTACCGGGTTAACATTCAAGTGTAGCCTACCTACAATATTAAGGGGGTTATTCCCTACCTGAGTGTGTAGGGCTATAAAAGCAGATTCTGTCATTTATTTAAATTTATTTTCATTAACTACACTGTTCATAGTTTATATTACTACAATCAATAATATCCCCCCAGTATCCCGCATCTCCTGATGCTCCTAACCACCAGTGTGCGTGTTTGAATCCAGTTGAGTAGTGTCCTTTTGGTGCAAGAGTTCCAGAGTTGTTCCCTTGGCCTGGTGTTGGAGGAACTGTCCATATTAATGATTTAGGTACGCCACTATAGTTTGGATCATCATAACATTCTTCAAGTGATTGATAACCTTCTAAATATACATCAACTTGATTATTCATACAACATACACTATTAACAGGGCCCATTGATGTTGCTGCAAAGTATGCATCCTGAACTAGGTAGTACTCTGGTGGAGGAGGAGCGTCTGCTCCTAGTGCATATAGGTTTTCCGATATAGTGGTACAACCCCCTGGGTTTGTTGCTTTAAATTGAACTCTAAATGCGTGGTATTGAGAATAAAGTTGTGTTTCTATAAAGTTTGCTATACCTGTGAAAGAACTTTCGTATGAGGAAAGGTCTGGATCTGTATGTGTAGCTATTATATTTGCTCCTTCAAATCCGGGGGTATTTACAATTGCACTCAGAGATGTTGCTGGGACTGCTGTATTCTGTATTTCTATCCAGGCGCTGAATCTATTTGCTTCAAAAGGAGGTAGTGGATTACTTAGAAAAGATGAACGGCTATCCCACAGAATTCTAAATTGGAAAGTTGTTGTTGGGTTGTATCCGGTAAAAGTGTACGGGAATTTAATTCTTGGAGGAGTACCTTCAGTCAACTGCGGTCTTGGTGTAATACTTGTAAGAATACAGTTACTAAATGTAAAGTCTACAGTTACTATACAACCTAGTGGGTCGTTTATGTCTCTTACCGCCAGTGTTACAGTGCTTGCATTGCCATAGTCGTCATGGTTTATAACGTGGTTGCTTGGATTGTTTATCACTATCCCTCCAAGATTATACTCTAGTTGTGTATTACCTCCTGCGTATATAGCTTCTTCAAAATTAAATGGCTGGTCGGGTACTAAAATTTGAGGTAAATTTCCTCCTGTATATACTAAATCGCATTTTACTAAAATTACTTCTCTTGTATTTTCACACCCACTTATACCTTCATGTTCTGCGTCTACCGTAATAATATCGTATTGTGAATATCCGTTTTCCAAAAAGTTATAATATACATTGAACCCTACAACATCAGTAGTTATATTATTCTGTGTAACAGTGTAGTCTATTATTGCAGATGCTTCTTCAAATAAGTTTGATAAATTAAAGTTTTCTGCAATTAACTGGTTGTTGCTATTAACCGAGTCTGGGTTTAGTGGATATATTGGAAGTGAATCTGTGCCTAATAAACATGTATTAGGTGGTGGATCTGCGTGAATTACAATTCCATATTTAACGATTGGGTACTCTAAGTTTTTAAATGAATTAGCTTTATTTAGTTCTCCATCTGTAATTTTAATATAGGATTCGTATAGTTCTCCGTTAAGCTTTGGCTCTTCGTGTAGCTTGTCTGCTCTATTTACCTTTCCTAAGGGTGATTGTATTACATTTGAATTTCGTGTTGAGGATTCCCTACTGAGTAAGTTCCCAACACTTCCTGAACCTACATTCTTGTATGCTCCTGCATTAGAACCTGAAATGAATGCTGTATCAATAGAACCGCTATACTCTGGTCTTGTCCACGTCATAACTGGTGACTTGGCATGATATTTTTCTAGTAAATGCGGTTTTATAATAATACCTGAATCTGTTACTGTTCTAGCAGGAACAAAGTCTTTTACCATCCTAAACACTACATTGTCAAAAAACTTTATTAAACGAACAAAATCTTTTAAGTCATATGCATCTACATTTTCAAATATTATCTTAGAGTATTTGTATAGGTTTGGGTATATGTTGCTTTCGTATCCTCTTGGATCTCCTATGTAGTCGTCTATGTTAAACGGATTGTCCGGAAATAAGAATGCTGATTGAGAAACGATATAGGAGTCCATATTATCTGAAGGGGAAAATCCTACTTCTATTCTATGTAAGTCCTGTGTATATTTACTATCACTTCTACTAATCCCCGTATAGTATGATAAAGTGTTTCCCTCTACTATACTGCCGGTATTATCTAATCTTACCTTATCTACAGAACCTGTCCAGGCTTGCTCTCCTGCAAAGAATGGTAACTCTTCTACTGATTGACCTCCGTATATTTTTATCTTAAGTAT